CCGGTGAGCTGGATGTCTCCGACCTCGATCTCTAAGCCGCTAAATTCTCGTTTATGTTACTATTTACTTCGATTTTGTCGTCTACCGCCTTCAAAACCGAAACAATTCTTTCCTGCACCTCATTTGCTGGTACCACCAAACTCATTCGTTTGAGATCGGCAATCGTAACATGCCCAAGTCCCGTTGTCTGCTTATTCGTTGCAATTTGGGTAAAATGGGGCTTCAGAAATTTCAGTATGTAGTAGAGATAATCCTTGTTTACCAACGATTCATTCGCGCTCACTTTGAAAATGTGCTGATTAAGCCATCCATCCTGAAGGCGATAGCGAAATACATCAATTGATGTCTGCGGGTTGCCCGACCATGAAAACAGAAGATCGTCCCGCCTGACAAACACCTCTTCGCCATAGTCTCCCTGTGTAAACGCGGTGTTTGAGTTAATGCCGTTGTTTAGCTCTGCGATCTTAATTACCGGACGCCCTGTTTCCGAAAAATCATTTTTCTTAAACGCGATACCGTTCTTCCAAGTCGCAAGCTCAAAGAGTGAATACCTAGTGCCGTCTAATTCCGACTTAATATTGTAGAGCGATGTTTCGTCAAATATCATACCCAATCGCTCCCAACTTTCTTCTGATCTCATCCTCTAGTTCATGAGACTTTTCAAACATATCGGACAGCTCAGATGTCAGACGCGCCATCTTCTCCTCAAATGGCTCTCCATCATCTTTCTGCTCTTCAATGCCGACATAACGGCCAGGGGTGAGAATATAGTCCTGCTTTGCGATATCCTCTAAAGTTGCTACCTTGCAGAAGCCCTGCACATCTTCCAATGTGCCGTTCTGGAACGCCTCGAAGGTATCAGCCAGCTTCTGAATATCCTCCTCGGAGAAATCCCTGTGTTTTCTGTCGACCATGTGTCCCATCTTGCGGGCGTCGATAAAGAGCGTTTTGCCTTTCTGTTTCTTGCCCTTTGTTATAAACCATAGGGTAACCGGGATTGTCACGCTATAGAAAAGCTGCGTTGGCATGGCGATTATACCTTCAATCAAATCGTCCTCGATGATCTTCTTGCGAATCTCACCTTCGCCGCTGGATTGCGTAGAAAGCGCCCCATTTGCAAGCACCAGACCAATTTTTCCATTAGGTGCAAGGTGGTGTATCATGTGCTGAATCCATGCGTAGTTGGCGTTGCCTGCAGGAGGAATGCCGTACTTCCAGCGCACATCCTCCAACAACTTCTCTTGATTCCACGGATGATAGTTGAATGGAGGGTTGGCAAGGATAAAATCAGCCTTCAAGGTCGGATGCAAGTCATTTGTAAAGGTATCCGCATTGTAAGGACCTAAATCTGCATCGATACCTCGAATGGCCATATTCATCTTTGCCATCTTCCATGTATCAGGGTTCGCTTCCTGCCCATATACCGAGATTGAGCCACGCTTATGTCCATGTGCCTCGATGAATTTTTCACTCTGAACAAACATACCACCACTGCCGCAGCAGCAATCGTATACTCGGCAGTTGTCGAACGGACGCAGAATGGATACCAGAGTCTTTACCACACTGGACGGTGTATAGAATTCACCGCCGCCGACGCCTTCCTTTTCAGCAAACTGTGCGATACAGTATTCGTAAGTACGTCCAAGCAGGTCTTCACTTGCCATAGTATCGCTCATGTCAATGTTGTTGGTAAAGATGTCGACCACATCGCCCAAGACACGTTTATCCAAGTCAGGACTTGCGTAATTCTTTGGCAGTACATTTTTCAGCTTCTTATTTTCGGCTTCAATAGCTCTCATAGCGTTGTCAATAGCCGTGCCGATTTCAGGAGTATGTGCCTTGGACGCAATATTGCTCCACCGTGCCTCTTCAGGCACAAAGAACACATTATCCATCTCATATGCATCGCGGTCATCCTCGAAACCGTCACCTTCTTCTATGAGTTCCTGATATCTTTTGTCAAAGGCTGCGGAAATGTAGCGCAAAAAGATAAGCCCGATGATTACCTTTCTGTATTCCGCTGCCGGTATATGACCCCAAAGAACGCAGGCTGCGTCCCAAAGTTGTTTTTCAAAGCCGATGTTGGCGTTGGTTTTGTCAGCCATTTAAATTATCCTCCTGCGGTAAAATGGATGCATTTATCCTCATTGTACCTTTTATGCTGTTCCATAAAACGAATTTATTTGATGTCCTTGTCAGTTTTTTCATCGTCTTTGTCATCGGCGGCACCGCCGGAACGAATCCAATCGTCCACCTCGGACAGCTTGAATTTCCAAAGTCGCCCTACTTTATAGGCTGGCATATTGCGCTTGGCAATCCAGGCGAGAACCGTCTCTCTGCCGACTCCGAGATATGATTGGACTTCTTTCAATGTTACCCAATTCTCGATGTTGACTTCACTCACTGTATTACCTCCGTCTATTTCTGATACTCATATTTTGTACTGATTACAAACGAGAATGTGTTGCTATTAGGAAAACAATCGTTGTCATCGTTGTCTACCATTATCCACTTACATTCCGATTTTCCCTCAAAGCCGCGGGCATCCATGCTCACGGTTATTTTTACGCCCTTATACGGTGGCGTGTCCGGTATATCAATATAATTGGCGTCTGCTCTCGGACGGACGGCATCATGATTTATGAAATAGAGCCTGCGACCACGCCAGACCTGCGTTCCCGTATTCTCAAACTCCCAGGTGTGCTGAAACTTCTCGTAGATATTTACCTGGTAAGTCGGTCGAAACTTCGACTTGAGATATACCTGATCTCCTGGATATAACACCGATGCCTGATGGTATTCATCTGCCGTTTCTTCCTTTGGCTCTGTGAGGAGCTTCCGGTACTCCATCGCAGCAATATCGTCAGCCTCATCGGTATCGCTCTCAATAAACGCCCGGAATTGAATCGCTAATGTCCTGCACAGACAGTCCTCGTTCATTTCAGATGTCGGAGGAATGCCAAAAGCAACCATCACATCCCTTAATTTTGCCGTTTCGATGTTTTCCTTATAAAAGGCAGCGAGCCCGTCCTCGTTAAACGGATGGAAAGATGACTTGATATCCACAGTCATCGTCCGTGTACCGTCATATATTTTTCTCTGCAAAGGTACATCTTCCGAGGTGTACCTTTTTCCTTTGGTGAATGGAAAGTGGTTACTTCCTGCTGCGCAAAAGCAAAGCGTCACGAATATGCCACTGTTCTTCCTGCTCGGATAGTAAACCGCCGTCCGTATGTGCGGGTACAACCGTTCAAAATATGTCTTTACCAGCACATCCGATTCTCCTTGTCTTACAGAATTAAATTTGTCCTATGTTTTGTCTCATTTGTCCTATGTTGAGTGTATTGCGTGTCTTATTTTACGGTGCGATAATACTTTCAGATGAACGAAGATCACCGCCAAGATACACCAATGACTTACTGCTTTTATTATATCACAAAAATATGTAAAAATCAATCCTTTGCGTGTAATTTGGTTTTTAAACACTCACAAATTCACTCCAACAAGGAGAAAAGGTTACTTTCTGCTCGCCGGTGACTGATAATTATCAACTCGCCAAACCATGTCCCGAGCAAGACATTAAACTGCTCACCGCCAGACACCGCATCACCTGATCACTGATGGCTCAACGGTATCTGACGGACAACTGAATACTGTAGCTGCCTTTTGAGCGGGTTTGCTGCAATCCGAAACGGAGAACTCCGTTAGGACTGTGGTCGGTTTCCTATACCCATTTTTCGGCAGCACCCAGAGTCCTCCGTTTCGAGAAATCGAAAATCGGAGGATTTTTTATGAAAAACAACGACAATCAGACCACACCGAAGATCTACTACCGCCCTCTCCGTAAGTGGATCGAAGTCACCCCGGAGGAAAAGCAGAATTGGGAACGATTCGTAGATACTACCCGTAAAGCCAAACAGAGAACCGGTGCTTGCTGCATTCCTTATAAGAAGAGCTACAAGTGCGATGGCCTGTGTGAAGAATGCGAATACCGCTGCATTCCCAAGGATGCGGTTCAGCAGCTTTCCATCGACAACGAAATTGAGATTGTACATAATACTGGTTCTAAGAACACCTTCCTTGCCGATGAAGCCTTAACCACGGAAATCAGCATCGACAGCATAATCCTGAATTGCCTTCTTTCCGAACTGCGGGATTCTGACCCGGAAAGCTATCAGATTCTTATGGTTTTGGCAGATGGACTATCCGAGCGTGCCGGTGCCGAAAAGCTGCATATGCCTCGAAACACCTTTGTGTACAAGCGCAATCAGCTGTTGAAGCGTATCCGCGAAAATTTCTAAAAAATTCATATTTTCTTTCGGCCATTTCCTCCTTTCCTGTCCAGATGGATTGATGAAAGGTAACACAATACACCTTGGGAAAGGAGGAACCGCCGATATGAGCTACAACGCAAACCATTACGATGCCCGTGCCGACGAGGACATTGTTGATGTCCTGACCGCAATCAGTGTGGTGTCGAAGAGACTGGCGAGCAACCTGACCGCCGCACGCCAGAAAAGCAAATCAATGGAGGGAGGAAAATCACATGAGCAGAACGAGCGATATGGCACAGACCATCGAAGAGCTCCGCAGTGCTGCCGCTGCTATTTCGGATGCCGCTGACTGGCTGACAAAGATGTTCAGCGAAGAGCCGCAGGCAACTGATACTGCTGCTTCTCCACCTGAACCGAAACTGACCCTCGAACAGGTCAGAGCCGTTCTTGCGGACAAGTCCCGCAAAGGTCACACTGCCGAAATCCGTGCTCTGCTCCAGAAGTACGGTGCAGCAAAGCTGTCTGGTATTGACCCCGCCAACTACAAGGCACTGCTTGCTGATGCGGAGGTGCTGAACGATGCCACCTAAAGGACACGCAATTCTCTCGGCATCATCTTCGGAACGATGGCTCAACTGCCCGCCCTCCGCAAGGCTGTGCGAAGCCTACGAAGACAAGGGCAGCGACTATGCAGCCGAAGGTACAGATGCCCATGCACTCTGCGAGTTTCGGCTCAAACAGGCGCTTGGCATTTCGGCTGATAACCCCATCGAAAATCTCTTCTGGTACAGCGAAGAGATGGAAGATTGCGCCGCCGGGTATGCCGCCTATGTGGTGGAGCTTCTGGAAGCCGCAAAGCAGACCTGCTCCGACCCCGTAGTTTTAATCGAACAGCGAGTAGACTTCTCCCGCTGGGTGCAGGACGGCTTCGGAACGGCAGACTGTATCCTCATTGTCGATGGTACGCTTAACATCTGCGACTACAAGCATGGCAAAGGAGTCGAGGTCAGTGTAGAGCAGAATCCGCAAATGATGCTTTATGCCCTGGGTGCTTTGGAAATCTTCGACGGCATCTATGACATCGATACCGTCCGCATGAACATCTATCAGCCACGGAAGTCCAATATCAGCGTATACGAGATGGCAAAGGAAGAGCTTCTGGAATGGGCAGATACAGAACTTAAGCAGAAGGCACAGCTTGCCTATGATGGTCAGGGTGAGTTCAGTTGTGGCGAATGGTGCCACTTCTGCAAAGCGAAGGCAGAGTGCAGAGAACGCGCCGAAGCCAATCTCGCCCTTGCCAAATACGACTTCGAGGAGCCGGTACTTCTTGCTGACGAGGAAATCGCCGACATTCTCGGCAAGGTCGATGCATTGACCGCCTGGGCATCTGATGTAAAGGAATACGCTCTGCAGCAGGCTGTCAGCGGTAAGGACTGGACTGGTTGGAAACTGGTCGAAGGTCGCAGCAATCGCAGATACACCGATGAAGCCGCTGTAACACAAGCCGTTACCAATGCGGGTTTCGACCCATACGAGCGGAAAGTCCTCGGTATCACTGTCATGCAGAAGATGCTTGGCAAGACACGCTTTGAGGAGCTTCTCGCACCCTACATTGAAAAGCCGCAAGGCAAGCCAACGCTCGTGCCGGAGAGCGATAAACGTCCGGCAATGAATACAGCAAAAAATGATTTTATGGAGGAATTTTAATATGTCTAACAACGCAATCAAAGTCAACAACCCTACGAAGGTCATCACCGGTCCCGACACCCGCTGGTCTTTCGCTAATGTCTGGGAGCCTAAGAGCATTAACGGCGGCACTCCTAAGTACAGCGTCAGCCTCATCATCCCCAAGTCCGACACCAAGACCGTAGCCAAGATTAAGGCTGCCATCGAAGCTGCCTACCAGGAGGGTCAGGGTAAGCTGAAGGGCAACGGCAAGAGCGTACCGTCACTCGCAGCCATCAAGACCCCTCTCCGTGACGGAGACGTTGAGCGTCCGGATGATCCTGCTTATGCCAACGCTTTCTTTATCAATGCCAATTCTGCTACGGCTCCCGGCATTGTCGATGCCGACTGCAATCCCGTGCTGGCCCGCTCTGAGGTCTACTCTGGTGTGTATGGTCGTGCAAGCATTAATCTGTATGCTTTTAACAGCAATGGCAACAAGGGTATCGCCTGCGGTCTGAATAACCTGCAGCTTATCCGCGCCGGAGAGCCGCTTGGCGGCAAGGCAAGCGCAGAGTCCGACTTTGCCACTGACGACGATGATGATTTTCTTTCGTGAGGCGCAGCATGACAGAGTTTGAAAGCATTATGCTTGCCGCTTGTTTCGGAATTTCGGTGGGAGCGGTAATCGGCAATCTCATCTCCATGATTGGCTCACTGATAGAGGTAATCAAGCATCGCCGCAAGGCTAATCACAAGTAATATTGGCAGTCTTACTGTCGGGCGGGTGGGTAGGTTTATTATGGAGGTTTCTATGGATATTTCAACTTTTAATAACTCGGAATTCGGAGAAATCCGTACAATTCAGAATGACAGCGGGATACTTTTCTGTGGCTCCGATGTCGCAAGGGCGCTTGGTTACGCAAGACCTGCAGATGCCATTTCGGCTCATTGCAAAGGGGTCTGCGTTTTACCGACCCCTTCTGCCGGAGGGGTTCAGAATACTAAGTTCATCACGGAAGGTGATGTTTACCGCCTTATCGCACACAGCAAGCTTCCCAGCGCAGAACGCTTTGAGAGATGGGTATTTGATGAAGTTCTTCCCTCTATCCGCAAGCACGGTACATACATGACGGAAGATGTTCTGGAGCAGGCACTTGCTTCTCCGGATTTTCTCATTGAACTGGCTACCAGACTGAAAACCGAAAAGGCGAAAAACGCACAGCTTACCGTTTCCAATCAGATCATGCAGCCAAAAGCAGAATATTTCGATATGCTCGTTGACAGAAATCTGCTCACAGGTATTCGCGACACGGCAAAGGAACTCGGTGTAAGGCAGAATGATTTTGTTCGTTTTCTGCTCGACAAAGGGTATCTCTACCGTTCGAAGAAAGGCAAGCTAAGGCCGTATGCTACATACGTTGACATCGGTTTGTTTGAAATGAAGGAGTTCGTCAACGACAAGACCGGATACACCGATACTCAGACGATGATAACTCCCAAGGGCAAGGAAACATTCAGATTGCTGTGCATCTGAGAACTAATAGGGCGGTAGATAAACTTTACCGCCCTTTTTGAGGTGAACTATGGAAAAGATAAAGACCTTAAGTATCGATTTGGAAACATTCAGTGATATTGACCTTGCCAAATGCGGTGTGTACAGATATGTTGAATCACCCGCCTTTGAGATACTCCTTTTCGGGGTTTCCGTGAACGGCGGCGATGTTATGGTGTACGACCTTGCACATGGCGAGAAGATTTCTAATGAAATCCTCGCTGCGCTGACTGACAACAGCATTATTAAATGGGCTTTTAATGCTGCTTTCGAACGTGTGTGTCTGTCAATGTATCTCGGTTTGCCGTCCGGAGAGTATCTCGACCCGACTTCGTGGAGATGTTCGATGGTGTGGTCGGCATATATGGGACTTCCGTTGTCGCTTGCCGGCGCGGGTGCTGTTCTGGGCTTATCGGAACAGAAACTCAAAGAGGGTAAAGATCTCATCAAGTATTTCTGTGTTCCTTGCTCCGCTACCAAAGCGAACGGCGGCAGAACAAGAAATTTTCCCGAACACGCTCCCGAGAAATGGGCGCAGTTCAAGGCGTACAACAAGCGCGATGTCGAGGTTGAAATGTCTATTCAGGACAAGCTGCGGAAGTTCCCTGTGCCTGATTGCGTGTGGGAGGAATACTGCCTTGACCAGCAGATAAACGACCGTGGGATTGCTCTTGATATGGCTGTCGTGGAGAATGCAATACGGTTTGATGAACGCTCAAAGGCGCTACTCTTGTCAAAAATGGAGGAACTAACTTCTCTTGAAAATCCGAATTCGGTTCAGCAGATGAAGCAGTGGCTTTCGGAGAACGGACTTGAAACAGACACTCTCGGTAAGAAAGCTGTTTCCGAATTGCTGAAAACCGCACCGCCGCAGCTTGCAGAGGTTCTGGAACTCCGCCAGCAGCTTGCAAAATCCTCGGTGAAGAAGTACCAGGCTATGAGGAACGCTGTTTGCTCCGATGGACGCGCGCACGGAATGTTTCAGTTTTACGGCGCAAACCGTTCCGGCAGATGGGCGGGTCGGCTGATACAGTTACAGAACCTCCCGCAGAACCATATCCCCGACCTCGAACAGGCACGGGAGCTTGTGAAAAGCGGCAACTATGAAGCCATAGAACTGCTGTACGATGATATTCCGGACACGCTTTCGCAGCTTATCCGCACGGCATTTGTTCCGAAATTGGGAATGAAATTCGTGGTTTCAGATTTTTCAGCAATAGAGGCAAGAGTGCTGTCCTGGTTTGCCGGAGAACAGTGGCGGCTTGACGTGTTCAAGTCCGGCGGAGATATCTATTGTGCGTCCGCTTCGCAGATGTTCCGTGTCCCGGTAGAGAAGCACGGCGTCAACGGTCATCTGCGACAGAAAGGCAAAATTTCAGAACTGGCTCTCGGCTACGGTGGTTCGGTCGGCGCTCTGAAAGCTATGGGCGCATTGGAGATGGGACTGACGGAGGTCGAACTTCAGCCGCTTGTGGATATGTGGCGCAGTTCCAACCCGAATATAGTTCGGTTCTGGTGGGAAGTCGACCGCTGCGTGAAGGATACAATACGACAAAGGCTTCGCACAGACACACACGGAATCGAATTCGAATACCAATGTGGAATGCTGTTTATCACACTGCCGAGCGGCAGGCGGCTCTCATATGTCAAACCCCGTATCGGCGAGAATAAGTTCGGTGGCGAGTCCGTCACTTATGAGGGCGTTGGCGCAACGAAGAAATGGGAGCGCATTGAAAGCTACGGTCCTAAGTTCGTAGAGGATATCGTTCAGGCGGTCAGCCGGGATATTCTCTGCTATGCTATGCGGACGCTGCAGAATTATCGTATTTGCGGTCATGTCCATGATGAACTTATTATCGAGCGCCCGATAGATACGAATGTACCTGAAATCTGTGAGATGATGGGTAGAACTCCACCGTGGGCAGAGGGGCTTCCGCTCCGTGCTGATGGCTACGAAACGGATTTTTACAAGAAAGACTGACGAGGTAAAACCCATGAGTATAAACAAATTCAACAGCGAGGGTTATTACGACCCCACTGCTTATGCGGCTATGACGGTCGTAGAAAAAGAGGAAAAGGCGCTCCGAGCCTTCCGTCCCATCGTGTACATCTGCTCTCCTTATGCCGGAGCAGTGTCGGAGAACATCGAAAACGCTCGGAAATACAGCCGCTTTGCAGTGGATAATGGCTACATTCCCATCGCACCGCATTTGCTGTTTCCGCAGTTTCTCAACGATGACAACCCAAAGGAGCGTCAGCTAGGACTGTTTTTCGGCAATGCGCTTATGAGCAAGTGCTCCGAGGTGTGGGTGTTCGGCGAGCGCATCTCCGCCGGCATGGAAATTGAAATCCGCAGAGCCAAGTGGAAGAATTACCGCTTGCGCTACTTCACTGATACTTGCGAGGAGGTATAAATTATGTTCACCCTTTACAGCGCTGATTATATCAACGCACCAAGCAACTGCTCCTACCCTCACAAATTTGAGGTAACCGACACCAACAGCTTTGCAGATGCAGTCAGACACGACTATGTATGTGCAGAGTATATGAACCGTTACCGCAACGGCGATAACTTCCTCGGTTCGGACTGCCTTCCTGTGGACTGCGATAACGACCACTCCGAGAATCCTGCCGATTGGGTCACTCCCGCTGATGTCAGGGCGGCTTTTCCCAGCATTACCTTTGCCGTTCACTACAGCCGCTTTAATATGCGTGAGAAAAACAGCAAACCCGCTCGTCCCAAGTTCCACGTGCTGTTTCCAATTGAGTACATGACAGATGCTGCGGCATACAGTGAAATGAAAAAACTGGTCAACACCATTTTCCCGTATTTCGACACCAAGGCATTGGATGCTGCCCGCTTCTTCTTCGGGACAGCGAACCCTGAGGTCGAACTGTACTCCGGCAAAATGACCCTCAGCGAGTATCTGTCCGCAGAAGATTTTGACGCAGATATGTCCGGCGGTTCCTACGGGAGCACGCAGGTCATTCCCGAAGGCAGCCGTAATGCTACTATGTCCCGTTTTGCCGGTCGTGTCATCAAGAAATACGGTGACAGCGAAGAAGCATTCAACTGCTTTATGGAAGAAGCGGATAAATGCACTCCTCCGCTGGAACATCAGGAACTGATGATCATCTGGCGCAGCGCACAGAAGTTTTATTCCAAGATTCAGCAACAGGACGGATACGTCCCTCCCGAATTATACAACGATGAAAACTCCTACAAGCCGGACGATTTCTCCGATGTCGGACAGGCAGAGATATTGGCAAAGCACTTCTCCGGGGAGTTGCGCTATTCTCCGGCAACCCACTACATCCGTTACAACGGTCGGTACTGGCAGGAAACCGAACCCGGCGCACAGGCTGTTGCCCATGAACTGACTCGCCGTCAGATGAAAGAAGCATCTGCGGATATGCTTGCCGCTCTTACCACCCTCAAGGCTTGCGGTGCGCAGGATATTCTGGATAACAACAGCAAAGCAAAGGCCGAGGGCATGATGAGCGAGGAGCAGATGGAAGCCTACAAAGCAGTACTCGCAGCGAAAGCATATCAGTCCTATGTCATTCAGCGCCGTGCATCCAAAATCATCACTGCAACGCTGAAGGAGTCTCGCCCTATGCTTGAGATTACTCCGCAGGATCTGGACGCCAATCCTTACTTGCTCTGTACCCCGGATGCCACCTATGACCTCCGCCTTGGTATGGCAGGTGCAAGGGAGCATTCGCCGGAGGACTTCATCACCAAGACCACTACCGTTTCTCCCGGCGACCGGGGCAAACAGATATGGCTCGACTGTCTGGACACCATTTTCTGCGGTGACTGTGAACTCATCGACTATGTGCAGATGATTTGCGGTCTTGCCGCCGTTGGCAAGGTAGCGGTCGAAGCCCTCATTATCGCATACGGCTGCGGGCGCAACGGCAAGTCCACTTTCTGGAACTCTGTGTCCCGTGTCCTAGGTCTGTACAGCGGTAATATCTCTGCCGACACGCTAACCTTCGGATGCCGCCGCAATGTGAAGCCGGAAATGGCAGAGGTCAAGGGTAAGCGTCTGCTCATCGCAGCGGAAATGCAGGAGGGCGCTCGTCTGAACGATTCCACCGTCAAGCAGCTTTGTTCCACAGATGACATCTTTGCGGAGAAAAAGTACAAAGACCCCTTCAGCTTTTCTCCCAGCCACAGCCTGGTGCTGTACACCAATCTTCTCCCTCGCGTCAGTGCGTCCGATGACGGTACCTGGCGCCGCCTTATCGTTATTCCGTTCAATGCCATAATTGAGGGCAAGAGCGACATCAAGAATTACGGTGATTACCTGCATCAGAACGCAGCAGAGAGCATTCTCGCCTGGATTATTGAGGGCGCTAAAAAGGTCATTGACCTGGAATACAAATTTCCTGTTCCTGCCGTCGTGCAAAAAGCGATTGATGATTATCGCAATCAGAATGACTGGTTCGGCAACTTCCTAGCTGAAAAATGCGATGTGGGCGGCGGTTTGAAGGAAAGTTCCTCGGCACTGTATCAGGCATACCGCAACTACTGCCTTGACTGCAATGAGTATGTGCGTAACACCGCCGACTTCTATCTGGCATTGGAGAATGCAGGCTTTGAGCGTTTGGTGGTGAGCCGAAAGCGTTATTTTAAGGGACTATGCCTTAAGTCTGAGGACGAGGATTTTCTGAACTAACTACGGAAATGACAATGTGTATCAAGGTCATATATAAACGTTTTCTTAGGGTAAAAAATTGAAAAAATTGCATAAGAAAAAGTTTAGTAAAAGACATTGATACACCTTGCACTCAGTCCAAAAACAGTATGGAGAAACCATTATGAGAGAAAAAGCAATCGAGCAAAAATTAACACTGATGGTTAAAAAGCGGGGTGGCATCTGTCCGAAGTTCGTGTCTCCCGGATATGATGGGATGCCCGACCGAATCATTCTTCTGCCTGGCTGCCATTTTGCCTTTGTGGAGGTAAAGGCTCCTGGCGAGAAACCTCGCCCACTTCAGCTTTCACGGCACAGATTATTACGCAGACTTGGCTTTCCGGTTTATGTGCTGGATGCCGAGGAGCAGATTGGAGCGATACTTGATGAAATACAGTCCACATGATTATCAGCGGTATGCTGCCGAATTCATAATCACCCACCCCGTTGCGGCGCTTTTGCTGGATATGGGCTTAGGCAAAACGAGCATTACTCTGACGGCAATAAACGACCTGCTTTTCGACAGCTTTGAGATACATAAAGTTCTGGTGGTAGCGCCGCTGCGTGTGGCTCGTGATACTTGGGGCACTGAAATTGAAAAGTGGGAGCATTTGAAAAATCTACGTTACAGCGTGATTATCGGAACGGCTCAAGAGAGGATTTCAGCGCTTTGCATTCCCGCAGATATCTACATCATCAACCGCGAAAATATACAGTGGCTTGTAGAAGAAAGCGGACTGCCTTTCGACTTCGATATGGCGGTAATTGACGAACTAAGTTCATTCAAAAACCATCAGTCGAAGCGGTTCAGGGCTTTCATGAAAGTCAGGCCGAAGCTGAAACGGATAGTCGGGCTTACGGGTACTCCCGCGGGAAACGGTCTGATGGACTTATTCGCAGAATTCAAGCTGTTGGATATGGGAGAGCGGCTCGGCAGGCTTATTGGGCTGTACCGAAATACCTACTTTCAGCCGGACAAGCGTAATGGAATGGTGATTTACAGCTATAAGCCTCTGCCCAACGCCGAGCGGCAGATATATGACAAAATCTCGGATATCACAATTTCCATGAAAGCTGCTGACCACCTTAAAATGCCCGAACTCATAAGTTCGGAATACATGGTTCAGCTTTCCGAAAAGGAAAAGGAGAAATACGACCGTTTGAAGAAAGACCTCATTTTCTCCACTGAAGATAACGAAGTGACTGCGGCTAATGCTGCGTCCCTTTCAAATAAGCTGTCGCAGATGGCTAATGGAGCAGTTTATTCCGATGATGAAAGTGTGATTGAGATACACGACCGAAAGCTTGACGCTTTGGAAGATATAATCGAAAGCATGAACGGCAGACCGCTGCTTGTGGCATACTGGTTCAAGCACGATTTAGAGCGTATCCGAAAACGCTTTGAAATCCGAGAGATAAAGTCAAGCGCGGATATTTCCGACTGGAACAGCGGTAAAATCCCCGTAGCGCTTATCCACCCGGCAAGCGCAGGTCACGGATTGAACTTGCAGAGCGGCGGTTCGGCGCTTGTGTGGTTTGGGCTTACATGGAGCCTTGAATTGTATCAGCAGACAAATGCAAGACTCTGGCGGCAGGGTCAGACCGCAGATACAGTGGTCATTCAGTACATAATTGCAAAGGGCACTATTGACGAGCAGATCATGAAAGCCTTGAAAGCAAAGGACACAACGCAGGCGGCTCTTATCACCGCAGTGAAAGCAGAGGTACATAAATGAACCCATACAAGGAACTGGCAAATGCCATAATTATTCAGGCAGTCAAGGATTATCGTGATGCTGTGGAACGTCTGAGATATACACCGGATGACAAATCGGCGCAGCATGACAAAAGGAGTATTGAGAAATTCTTCCGTTCAAACTGGTTTTCAATTCTCTCGGACTTGAACGGTGAACTGCTTCTGAAAAAGCTCAAAGAGGAGGTCGCGGCATGACGGCAAAGGAATATCTCGGACAGGCATACAGAATAGATCAGCGTATCAACAGCAAGATGGAGCAGATAGCTTCATTGAATCTGCTTGCGCAGAAAGCGACAACGGTTTTCAGCGATATGCCCGGAAACTCCACAAGAAATATCCACCGTATGGAAGATGTTATAATCAAAATCGTGGATATGGAAAGCGAGATAAACGCAGACATTGACAGCCTGGTTGACCTGAAAAAAGAGATCGCCGGAGTGATTCGCGGCGTTTCAAATCTTGAATATCAGACGTTACTTGAACTGCGGTATCTGTGTTTCAAAACATGGGAGCAGATTGCCGTGCAGATGGGTTACGGCATAGATAACATCTACAAAATGCACCATAAAGCAATGCGAGAGATTGTTGTTCCTGAAACTTTACAGTAAAATCAACTGTTTTACAGTAGCCCCTTTGTGGTATGATATAATCAGCAAAAAAGAAAAGAGATGACCCACATGCCCAGACGACCACAGCGCCCTTGTTCTTACCCCGGCTGTCCCAACAGATGTGACGGACAGTACTGCGAGGAACACGCAAAGCAGATGAACCGCCGCTACAACAAATTGATCCGTCCTGCTGACAGCAACAAGAAATACGGCAGAGCTTGGCGAGAGATACGAAAACGGTACGTTGCGACTCACCCGCTGTGCGAGAAGTGTTTGAAAGAGGGTCGACTCACTCCTGTTGAGGAGGTACACCATATCGTTCCCGTATCGTGCGGCGGCAGTAATGATTTCAACAACCTGATGTCACTGTGTCAGTCATGCCACACGAAAATACACCACGATCTCGGCGACCGGTAGGGGCAGTCAAAATCTCCGGGTCCTATATCACGGACAGCGGCCCGGGGCTTCGTGCGCAAAAATCGGGGTTCAAACGGGGTATTAAACCATGAATATATTTTTGGACGGCGCGAACCGTCCTTTTTTCTTGTCCTGCGGAGGTGAAAAATCATGGCAAAGGACGGCACAAACAGAGGCGGCAGACGGGTACGCGCCGGAGATAAACCCGCTCCTGCCGCAGAGAAAAAGCAGAAAGGACTTCCGGTGAAAATCATAAGCAACGATATTCCTGCGCTCGATACAGCTGAGCTTGAAGCGGTCGACCTGCCGGAGGGAGCTGTTCTGAACGGCTCGGATATGCCGAAGCCAAGCGACTATCTCTCGGCTCGGCAGAAGAACGGTGTTCCGCTCGGCGCTGACAATATTTACAGAGAAACCTGGCTGTGGCTCAAACAGCGCAGCTGCGAGAACCTCGTAAACAAGCGGCTCATCGAAGCCTATGCGCAGGCATACGCAAGATACATTCAGTGCGAGGAGGCAATCAGCACTTACGGCTTGCTCGGCAAGCACCCGACCACGGGCGGCGTTATTGCTTCGCCGTTCGTGCAGATGTCGCAGCAGTTTCAGAAGAATGCAAATCTCATCTGGTACGAGATTTACGGAATAGTCAAGGAGAACTGCACCGAGCCTGTCGGTGATGATTTGAACGATTCAATGGAACGGCTCTTGCGTTCCAGGAAAGGATAACGCTATGTCAAAGGATACCATCGAGTTTTTCAGAGAACTTAAAGGCAACCGTCCGAATCTCACGGTGCAGCAATACCGAACGATCAAGGGACAGGCTGTTAAAGGAAATATTGCGGACGCTCGAAAGGGCTTGCATAAGGTCCTCAAAAGGAGGAACGTCAGATGAATACGACCAGTGAAATGCAGCTTGTCCCGATAGACAAGCTGATACCGTACGTCAACAATGCCCGAACGCACTCGCCGGAGCAGCTGAACAAGCTGCGTTCCTCGCTGCGGGAATTTGGTTTTATCAATCCCGTTATCATCGACAGGGATTTCAATGTTATTGCAGGTCACGGAAGAATTCTCGCTGCAAAGGCCGAGAACATCTCCGAAGTGCCTTGTGTGTTTGTAGATTATCTTACTCCTGCGCAGAAGAAAGCGTACATAATCGCAGACAACCGAATGGCTCTTGATGCAGGCTGGGACGAGGAAATGCTGAAAGTTGAAATCGAAGCCTTGCAGGCGGATGACTTCGACCTCGGTCTGACGGGTTTTGATGAAAAGGAACTTGCTGCGTTCTTTGATGATGACTCCGACACCAAAGACGATGATTTCGATGTTGATGGTGAATTGGAAAAACCTTGCACAACAAAAACGGGCGACCTCTGGCTACTCGGAAATCACAGACTTGTCTGCGGCGATAGCACCAAGCTGGAAACCTACGAACTCCTCATGAACGGAAAGCAGGCAAATCTTGTGGTTACCGACCCACCGTACAATGTGAATTATGAGGGTTCGGCGGGTAAAATCAAGAACGACAATCTTGAAAACGAAAAGTTCTACCAGTTTCTGCTTGACGCTTTCACCTGCATGGAGAAAGCAATGGCGAACGATGCAAGCATCTATGTTTTCCATGCAGATACAGAGGGCTTGAACTTCCGCAAGGCTTTTGCTGACGCAGGATTTTACCTTTCCGGAACGTGTATCTGGAAGAAGCAGTCGCTTGTTCTCGGTCGCTCGCCGTATCAGTGGCAGCATGAGCCGTGCCTGTTCGGCTGGAAGAAGAACGGCAAGCACCAGTGGTACTCCGACCGCAAGCAGACCACGATTTGGGAGTTTGACAAGCCGAAAAAGAACGGCGACCACCCGACTATGAAGCCTATTCCGCTTATTGCCTATCCGATAAAGAATTCAAGCATGAGCAACTGTATCGTGCTCGACCCGTTCGGCGGCTCGGGCAGTACGCTTATCGCTTGTGAGCAGGCGAACCGTATTTGCCACACCATTGAACTTGATGAAAAGTTCTGCGATGTTATCGTGAAACGGTATATTGAGCAAGTCGGCTCGGCAGACGGTGTGTTTGTGGTGCGGGACGGAAAGACGGTGGCTTATTCAGAACTGGAGGTTGTCGATGAAAAATGAACTCACGCTCGGCAGCCTTTTTGACGGCAGCGGTGGTTTCCCGCTCGGAGGAATGCTTGCGGGCATTACTCCACTGTGGGCTTCGGAAATCGAGCCGTTCGCTGTCCGGGTAACAACGAAAAGGCTGCCGCAGATGAAGCACTACGGAGATGTGTCCTCGCTGAACGGTGCGGAACTCCCGCCAGTGGATATAATCACATTCGGCAGCCCGTGTCAGGACATGAGCATTGCCGGAAAGCGAGGCGGTCTTGATGGTTCAAGGTCGAGCCTGTTCTATGAAGCTGTTCGGATAATAAAGGAAATGAGGTGCGCCACAAATGGAAGATACCCGAGATTTGCAGTCTGGGAAAATGTCCCCGGAGCGTTCTCGTCCAACAAGGGCGAGGATTTCAGAGCGGTCCTCGAAAGTTTATGCAGGGTCAAGGACGAAAGCGTTTCTGTTCCTCAATGTGAGAAATGGACAGCTGCCGGAGAGATACTGGCAGACGGCTTTTCTATCGCATGGCGAGTCCTCGATGCGCAATACTGGGGAGTTCCCCAGAGAAGAAAACGCATCTACCTTGTCACAGATTTTGACGGCGAATGCGCCGGAAAAGTATTATTTGAGTCCGAGGGCTTGTCGGGGTATTCTGCAGAGGGCTTCAAAGCGTGGCAAAGGGCTGCCAACGCTGCTGAAAGCGGCTCTGGAGCGGCAGGCGCAGCAGGATTTTGCACTGAGCACTCCGCAAAAGCCCGTGGGATAGGCTACGAGGAAGAAACCTCGCCTACGCTCCGTGCCGGAACAGTTCCGGCGGCTGTTTACGAAAATCACTCGCAGGACACACGCTACACCGAGCTGCGCGGCATTGCTCCAACGGTTTCTTCAACCTACGGAACAGGCGGGAATAATCAGCCGTTCGTGGTTGAAGATACACGTTGTTTTGATGTTCGTTTCACGTCTGACGGAACGAAAAACGCACGGCAGAACTGTTATGAAACAGACACTGCACGGACGATTGACACGGGAGGTAATTCTCCCGACTCAAACCAAGGCGGTGTGGCAGTCGTAGCCGTCCAGGGTTCAATGATAGGCAGAGCCGATAAAAATGGTCCGCAAGGCAGCGGTGTAAACGAGGATATATCATTCACGTTGAATGCCACCGACCGCCACGCAGTAGTATTTTCGCAGGACAGCTACACGAAGTACAGCGAAAACGATAAATGCGGCGCGCTTCGAGCCTGCGGCGGTATGTACGGAGGGGGTTCTGAAACCCTTGTGTACAGCACAAGCAAAAACTCCTATCACACCGAAGCCGAGGAAAACCTCGCAAACACTCTCGTAGCAAGTGATTACAAAGACCCGCCGACCGTGAATTCTCCGGAATACATAGTCCGCAGGCTAACCCCTACCGAGTGCGCCCGCTTGCAGGGATTTCCCGACTGGTGGTGCGCCGACCTAGGGACAGACAATCCGACAGAGGAAGAACTGCGTTTCTGGAAAGATGTGTTTGAAACTCACCGAAAAATCGTGGGCGGAGCAGTAAAGCCAAAGTCGGAAAAGCAGATTCGCGCATGGCTGAAAAATCCCCACAGCGACTCTGCCGAGTACAAACTGTGGGGAAATGGTGTTGCTCTTCCGTGTGTTTTCTTCGTGCTTTCGGGGATTGCGTGGGTCAGTTTTTGTCGGAATTAGCTGAACCGGGCTCATCACCGAGCACGATTTTTCCGTGCTTTTCTTCAAACTTTTCTATACACTCACGAATCAGAACGATAATCTGACCGTTTGCCGAGCGTGCTTCATAATCGGCGACATAATGCAGTTTGTCGAGCATTTCATCGTCAATTCTTATGGATAAACTCTTGATAGCCATAAAACTCCTCCTGTTTATATCCGATATGTGTTTATTTTAACATCATAATGTGCTATAATGTATGAAGTGAGTTCAAAGTGCGTTCATAATGCGTTTATAAGGAGGGGCAACATGAAAGTAGCTGTAATTGGTTCAAGAGGGCTGAGCGTGACTGATTTAGGCAGATATCTCCCCGAAAATACCACGGAAATCGTGTCCGGAGGTGCTAAAGGAGTGGATACCTCCGCAAGAGAATACGCTCTGTCGCACGGAATAAAGCTGACGGAGTTCCTGCTGGAATACACGAAATACGGCAGGAGCGCTCCGCTGAAACGGAACATCACGATAATCGGGTATTCGGATATAGTGCTTGCGTTCTGGGACGGAAAATCAAGTGGGACGAAGTTCGTCATTGACAACTGCCACAGGCTTGGTGTCGAGGTCAGGGTTTACGTTATGGACTAATAATTCAGCCGTACATTGTGCATTACGCAGAATGTGCGGCTTTCTGTTAATATCCCGTTGACTTATCTTTGTAATCGAGTAAAATGTGTAGTACCGAGCACAAAGGAGGTACGAACAATGACAATTTACTACAATGCGCAGGACAGAAAACCGCTTGTGAAAGCCATCAACGAGTTCACGGGAGCGGACGCAGTTTACATGAGAACACCAACATACGCTTACCGAATCGACTATTTCACGGTGAACCGCGAGGGCAACCTTGAATTTGACGACAGAGCCGACAGCGAGGAAATCGAGAACCTGCTTGAGTTCCTTGCAGAGCGTGGGTTCATCGCCGAGGTTGACGACACAAGCGCCACAGAGCAGCCGGAAATGACTGCCGAGGTAGTGCCTGCAGCCGCCGATAGCGCCGAACACAGCGAAACTGTGGGGGTTACGGTGGAAGTTCCACTTGAGGGTACAGCGGTCGGAAACCTCACCAAGCTGCTTGACGCGAAAGGAAGTCTTATTCGCAAGGCGCTGGCGGTGGAAGATATCCGAATCGAAGTTACCAACAGCGCGGTAAAATTCCCGTGGTTCGCAGAATGCGGCGCTGACGAATGCAAGGCTTATACACATTTCATTTCTGCGCTTTGCGAACTTGCAAAAAATGCAAAACGAGTAACTGCAAAGGAAAAAGACACAGGGAACGACAAATACGCATTCCGCTGTTTCCTCCTGCGGCTTGGGTTCATCGGCTCGGAATACAAAGTCGAGCGGAAGATACTGCTGAGAAATCTTACGGGTTCGTCAGCATTCAGAAACGGAGGTACTTCAAATGAAGTTTCCGAGTAAAGAACAGCTTGCAGAAATCCGAAACGAGTACCCTGTCGGCTGCCGTGTCGAGTTGATTTCAATGGACGACCCACAGGCTCCTCCGAAAGGCACGAGAGGAACTGTACGAGGGGTTGACGATATTGGAAATCTCATCGTTCGCTGGGACAATGGTAGCGGCTTAAATGTTGTCCTCGGTGTTGATGAGGTTCGGAAAATCGGTGGCTGATATACACAATTTCAGCGTGTGTATTTCGTTCAATATATTGTGGTAAAACCGCTTGCTATATACTGCTTTTAGAGTTAATATGTGTGTACCGCAAGGGAAATAAAGCAAACGGAGGATACAAAAATGAACGAGAAAACCACCAAGCAGATTGAAGAAATGATGAACCAGACCATAGGGGTCGAGGTTGAAATGAACAGCATAACAAGAGCCAAGGCGGCGCAGATTGCCGCAGACTTTTTCGGAACTCGCCGCCACGAGAACACCGCAGACCGCAACGGCTACTGCACCTACTCCGCATGGGACAGCGAGGGTCGCGAGTGGAAGTTTCAGAAGGACGTGAGCATTGCGGGACCCGACAGCGAGAAATGCGAAATGGTTACCCCGATTCTCACCTACAAAGATATTGAAACCTTGCAGGAGCTTATCCGCAGACTTCGGAAAGCGGGTGCAAAGAGCGACGCGACAAGGGGCTGCGGAGTACACATTCACATTGGCGCAAAAGGCCACACGGCGCAGACCTTGCGAAACCTCGCAAACATTATGGCAAGCCATGAAAGCCTCCTTGCAAGCGCGCTGAACCTCGACAGAAGCCGCATGAACCGCTACTGCCGCACGGTCAGCAAGGATTTCCTTGCGGAACTCAACCGCAAAAAGCCGAAAACAATGGCGGCGCTTGCAGACACCTGGTACGGCAGTCAGAATGCGGATTACGGCAGGTCGGCGCACTACAATGAAAGCAGATACCATATGCTGAACCTCCACGCAACCTTTACAAAGGGCACAATCGAGTTTCGGCTCTTCCAGTTTGACGCTCCCGCAAACGGCAAGCAGAACGGACTTCACGCAGGTCAGCTGAAAAGCTACATTCAGCTTTGCCTTGCGCTCAGCCAGCTTGCCAAGCAGGTCAAGACCGCAAGCGCAAATCCTCAGCAGACTGAAAACCCCAAGTACGCAATGCGGACTTGGTTACTGCGGCTCGGCTTCATCGGTGACGAGTTCAAGACCGCAAGGGAACTTTACACCAAGCGGCTCGAGGGTGACACCGCATTCCGCAACGGCAGGCCGCAGTAATCAGCTTCCTGCCCCCAATTCCCCCACTCGGGGGCTTTTGGTGGTAGAAAGGTGATTTCTGAAACTGAACCTTTCGGAAAGGAAAACACTATGAAACGTTATTACTTAGCCTACGGCAGCAACTTGAATGTTCGGCAAATGGCATGGCGGTGTCCTACGGCAAAGGCTGTGGGAACAGCAATCATCAAGGACTACGAACTGCTTTTCAAAGGCAGTAAAACGGGCGCTTACCTCACGATTGAGCCGAAATCGGGAGCGGAAGTTCCTGTCGCAGTCTGGTCGGTTGAACCTGCCGATGAGGAACGACTTGATGTGTACGAGGGTTATCCGACATTCTACTACAAGACTGAACTCGACTTGTCCGTGAGATATTTCTCGGGGAAAACGGCGATCAGAACGGCTTCCGTGTACATCATGCACGAAGAGCGACCGCTAGGTCTGCCGAGCGGTTCGTATGTTCGGACTTGCCTTGAGGGTTACAGTAACTTCGGTTTTGACGAGAGCATTCTTCTCGCCGCATTGGAGAACAGCAGAAAGGGGCAAATATGAAAGCAAACAACAATTCAAATCTTCGCACCTGTCCGCTCTGTGGGGCGCGGTACGGCGGGGTTCATGCTCTTTCGAGAAAGTACCCCAACACCTATATCTGCCCGGATTGCGGCGCACGGGAGGCCTTAGAAAGCATTGGTGTTTCCGCTGACGAGCAAGAGAAAATTCTCGGCATTATCCATCAGAATACACACAATTCTGACCGCTGATATTTGTGTACATTATTATCCAAAAACCGCTTGATATAATGCGGCTTTAGAGTTAATATACAGTCACCGAAAGGAAAATACACAAATACGGAGGAAAAGGATATGTGGAAACAGGGTACGATTGGAGTTAAGGACAGCAACGGCAGAATGGTTTCGGTTACTTTCTGGGTAAAACAGTACGAAGAGCCTAGCGAGGAATACGGAATCAGCGGCGGCAGAATTTCCAAGCTGATGTTAAAGCAGGACGGCAGGGTCGTTTACAACTACGACCGTGGCGAGGATATTGAGCCGCTGACCCGCGAAGCCGAAATGGCGCTTGCGATTCTGATTCACGAATACAACTAAACACTTGCGAAAGCCGCCCGCGGTCGGTTTTCCTCGTTATGGGGGTGATAATATAAGAAAGCTGAAAAAGTACAAGCCGACAAAATTCAAGCTGAAATCTTCGGTGTATGATAAGTCAGCCGCCGATTATGCGGTAATGTTCATCGAAAATTTGTGCCACACCAAAGGCACATGGACCGGAAAGCCATTCGAGCTTATAGACTGGCAGGAGCAGATAATTCGCGACCTGTTCGGAACGCTGAAATCGAACGGCTACCGGCAGTTCAATACTGCATACATTGAGATACCGAAGAAGCAGGGCAAGTCCGAGCTTTCCGCCGCTGTTGCGCTGCTCCTTACCTGCGGCGATGGAGAGGAACGAGCCGAGGTTTACGGCTGCGCCGCTGACAGACAGC